CATTTGGTCGTTCAGCGTGTTGGGCCAGAAACTAGGAAAATTGCCCAAATCCGACATCCTGGAGTGCCTAGTTAACCTCCCAGTTTGGATTTTAAGGTCTGGCCAATAAATTGCAAATTGCATAAATTGCCAAGATAAAAAGTGCGTATTGAATTAAATTATCGGTTTTTTCATACCAATTTTGTTCAATTCCTAATAACCATTCCTGTACCCAATCTTGATCTGGGTTGTACATATTTATCAATGGAGGCTGATAATTGCACCCAATTTTGACTTTTCCTGTGTCATATGGAGTATTCATTATTTTTAGCCTTTAGTTTGTTTTGAGCTGCGTGAATACAAGCCTCTCTAGTTGCTCCAGTTGATGCTATCTCGTCAATTTCCTGCTCTGTCAAACCTATCCATTTAGGTTGTACATATTCATTTGTAATAACTTCAAAGAGTTCATCCATTTGTTCGTTTAAATAAACTCCAACATGATTATCTGGAAATTTAACGTATTGTCTATCAGTTCCTGATATGTGGATAACGCAAATTTCATCTGTTTCAAGGCAAATTAATTGAGAACCTCTTTTGTACTTTGATTTTTTTAGTTCATTCATGATCTGTATTCTTTATTAAAAAGTTTTGCATCCTGGCTAATGCGCCAATCAACTCGGTTGCGTTTGTACTTTCAGTGCAATAAATATTAAACATATCACCATCTCTTATAAATGATACCGCTTCAGCGTTTGGCATTTTTAGAGTTTGCAGTTCATCTATCAGTTTTTGAAATGATGGCTTTCTTAATACAGTTATGTTGCTCATTGTTTATTCCTTTATTTGTGATTGCTCTGCAACCAGCATTAACATATCAACATCAATATTCAACAACGCTTTTTTTAAACCATAAGCCGATTCTGATGAATTACAAGTGATGCACACATCCCACTTGTCTACCCATTTTTCTTCACCTGGTAATGTGACATTGCTTTTGCTTTGCTGATAAAATTGAACTCTTATTGGCAACTTCATTGTTTATTCCTTTATTCCGTGTGCGGCTTCACATTCAAGCCATCCAAGTTTGAACATTTTATTTTCTGCCTGAGTCATCTCGCATGGCGATTGTGGCGTTAAAAGCTTACGGGGTTGTGGTGATGTGTAGAGTGGTATCCACCCTTCGCTATCAGTCTCGTTTGCAAATGCTCCGTCTTTGTAATCAAAGAACTCGCCAAGTTCAGGAGAAAACAGTTTTCTCATCCATGCCACAGGTTCTTGCTGTAGGGATTGTGGGAATGTATAGAGTGGGATTGCATGGTTGCTAATACCTTGCAATGCGTACACAGTGCAATAACCTTGAGTTGTGAGCATGTCGTTCCCGCTAGACCGAATCCACGCCACAGGCTCTTGTTTTTCTAGGTCTGCTATTATTTTTTTGACTGCGTTGATAGAATTAAATGTCTTTACCCAGTGCGGTGCGTCACTTGGTTTAACGGTATCAAGTTCTAACGCTTCAAGTACTTGTTTTAATACTTCAATCATTATTCATCTCCTATTCCGTGTGCTTGTTCTACGTGGTCAATAATGTCTCCCAATGTCCAACTTCCACTATGCCACCATTTTCCAATTTCCTCACGCTGTTCAAATGTAAGAGGTTTACAGGGTTGTGTTTTCGGGGAAAAGTAAGACTCAATCAGCTTGAACATTCCTCCATGCTCTCCACAAAGCCAATCAATTGTCTCGTCAACATCTTCACCCGCCATTACTGTTAACTTCTCCACGGCTCGATAAAGACGCATTGCTTGTGTTTCTTTATTTTTCATGTTTATTCCTTTATTCCATGTTTTTGCTCAACGGCTCGAATTAATTCATAACGTGCAAATCGGTTAACCAATTCGTCAGCCTCATCGTCCGTCAATGGTTTGCGTTGTGTTAGGAATGTTTTGTTCGGCAGATGCGCCATTTCATCACCACACCAAACTGCCCCACAAACGCACTGCAATTCATGGTTCGCCAATGGTTCGCTATACAACGGAATTTCGGATGTTTGACTGTGGTCAACAAAATCCCTCATATTTTTTTGAAATCGAACTTCATGTGTGCTTTTGTCCTGATACATCCACACTACAGGCTCTTGCTTTTCTAGCTCTGCTATTGCTTGGCGTAGAGATATGATTGTGTTTTCATAAGCAAATATTTTCGCTGGATGAAATGTTGCCTGTTTCAATTCCATAAGTGCCTCAAGTGCTTGTTTTAATACTTCTAGCATAAAAATGCCTCCTCACAAGCATCTATAAACGAATCATTGTTAATCAAATCAAGACGTACTTCTTCCAATCGGTCCTGCCAAAAGTGCATCTCAAACTCGTACTTCATTGCCAGTTCAAAATTTTCAAGGCGAATAGATTCCCTGCGGTAGTAAGCCGATTCTGAGTGCATCATTCTTGCATATAGATATGAACATATTAATTCATCTTTAGTCATTTTTGTTTTCCTATTTCTGCGGCGGTTTTTACAATCGCTGTTCGTATTGCCTTGCATGAATCAAATCCTAATTCTTCTATTGCATAACCCTTTCCATCAATAGAAGTTACTCTAACGCAAGCAACGGCAGTACATTCTGGTACAACATCCCAGATAAATTCAATGTCCATCACCAGCTCTGCGGCTAGTCTAAGAGCATCTCCATCATCTTCTAATGGATTCCAGTAACGCCTATCATATTCCGTAGGCTCACGGTCATAAATTAACCAAAGTCCAAACAATTTTTGATGCACTGGATGAGGATTTGATTTCTTAGAATCAAATTCAATTCCAGCCGCCTTAGCCGCCAGTTCTAATATTTCTTTATCAGTCATTCTTTTCTCCTTGCTCTAATTGCGTCACAATGTTCGCCTTGTCGTGATTCCCAATAATCCACCAACTTTGCACACTCCTCACGTTCTTTTTCTGCTACCAGTCTGGCAAATTTCTCTAGTTGGGTTTGATAAGGTGGTTGACCTGCCACCCACACATCAGCTTGTCTAGCCATCTCTAAGATTTCTTCTTTAGTCATTTTTTACTTCATCTTCAAACTTCACATTGTGTTGCGCTCCAAATGCCAAAATTAATTCTAATAATTCTGACATTTCAGCTTTGGACATCTTAGATGTTGATTGACCCAAAACAACAAATCCTGTGCCGTCAATGTTTGGGACAACTTCTTGCTTTTTAATGGCTGACGAAAATACAAACTTCCACTCCTCAGCGCTTAATTTCCGTCCATGCCATACAACCTGTTTAGCCACATCTGCCAGGCAAGCCCACAATTTTGAGTTTTGTTCTAGCGATCTGGTTGAGGGTTTAAATTCAACCACCCATCCTTCTGGCGCTGCTGAAACAAATTCTTTTGCTCGTTGCCTGGCTTCAGTGTGACTAAGTACGAATATTCTTTTGTCCATAGTCGTACATGGTTTTTTTGATCATTTGATACATTGATCTACCCGATTCTTTTTTAAGTTCGACTTGTAATCCAACTTTTCTTTTATCGGTTTCATATGTATTGTCATCAACTCTGATGTTATTTTGTCTAAGTGACTGCCTTAGTGCTTTGGCTTTTTTAGAGTTCATGATTAAAACTTCACATCAAGGATTGATCTTTTTGGGAGACATTGAATATCAATCACAATGTCGCTCATCATGCCAGATACAATTCGTTTAGACATTATTGGAACTGCTCTGAGGCCGTCCTGTTCGCATTGAATCGTTGCTGAGACAACTTCGGCTCTGGACATCTGCTGCACCTGTGGATCAACCCTAATCGGGACAACTGGAGGTGATGTGTAAGTGGGGATGTTGGGAGTTTCAAGTTTCTGAGTTGAACATCCTGTTAAAAATAAAAGTGCGATAAGTAAGTATTTCATGGTTAACCTTTCATTTGTTTTCGTTGACATAGTGATACATGGTGTTTCCGACAATTAAACATTCATTGTCTGTTTTCAATAATTCATCAATCCAATTTTTATCCTGCAATCTCCAACCGTCCCATTTGTAACATTCTGTTGCAATTTCAAACCAACCATGAATGTCTTTTACATAAACTGAAATAAGTGGGTTAAACATACTTACCTCACTTTCAGTGAATAAACTGCAACAATTACATCTTTACCAAATTGGTTTTGGACAACTTTTCTTGATGAGACTATGTGTTTTCCCATCTGCTTTAAATCAGCGATCCTAGCTGCCAATCTAAAGCATCCAAAACGCTTTAAAGCGTCCAGTGCAGTAAGTGATTTGCCTTTTTCTAAATAACTTAATATCTGTTCATTTTGTGTTTTCATGATCTTCCTTAGTTGTTGATAAATTCTTCTCTAACTCTTTAATCTTCTTTGCTACATCCTTTCCTAAAGTTTTAAATAACGGCTCGGTCTCCATCTTCTCTTTTACTACTCCCCTTATGTAATCCCTCCATCCTTTGTTTAGTGCCAGTTTTGCATAAAATTCAACAATTGATTCATACTCTTGTTCCCAATTAAACATATTGATTCTCACAAGTTTATTTTTAGGTCTTTGCTTTACTGGTATTTTTAAATTTTTCGGGTAATTATTTGGTAACAATTTAATTGGAGTTGGCCAGGGCGGGACTGGTTGCCATATTGTTTTAATTTCCATTTAATATTCTCTTAACGCTTGTTTTGCAAATTGAAGTGAAATCGGTCTTACTTGTTCACCAGCTCTATGCCTAGCAAGTATTTTCTTAGCCCAATCTTTGTAATCGTGGCCTTCTGGCTTTTTTAAGTTCTTTAGCTTGTCAGCCAACTCCAAGGGTACTGGAACACCCTTAAACTCGATTTTTTGGTATTCACTAGCTTTTGGTGCTGATAAACATAAATTCTTGAATTGGATGAGATTTGGGGGCTTTTCGGGTAAGTGCTCAAGTGCCCATGCAATCATTTCCAGTTTGTCTCCAAAACCAGCTAATTCGTTCATCCAAAGGGTTTTAACATCGTTGACATTCATTCCAAACCACATATTTACCCATTGATTGCCGTAAATAATGCCAAACCTATTAAACAGTCGATCTATAGCAGTTGCTGATATGCTCATTCTTTAATCTCCAAAAAGTTCATATCAATTGTTGTTTTGCCATTTTTGGTAACTCCAGAGAGTTCATCAAAAAATGCTTTTTTTGCTTCCAAGTCTTGTTGATAAAACGACTTTGGCTGCTCTTTTTGCTTTTCAATAACCCATTCAGCTTTAAACCCTCTCCATCCTCTAGCCACAATTTCTGTTAATGCCTGCTCAAGTGTCCATTCGATCTTGTCAGCTTCTTTTTGGATTGACTTTATGACTGTTTCAGTTACAGCTGCTCTGGATAATTTTCTCTGGGTTAAAAATGATTCCCAGGTTTCTTGTGTTACGCCTTCAGGTGCTTGTATTTTTAATTGGTTATTGGTTGATGGTTTATGGTTAGTGGTTAATGGTTTATGGTTAGGTGGAGCTTCGTTAACGACTTGTGCACGCTTCGTGCTATTTTCTTTACGCTTTGTTTCACGATTGATAGCGATTCGTTTATTTGTATCGGCATTTTTGTGATACTGTAAAAGTTCCTCCAATATTCTGTTTTGGACATATTTGCCCTCTTTATCCAATTGAAAAAACCTGTTTAATACAAATTTAACTGCATCAATTTCGGCTTCTGTAGATGCCCAAGTCCAATCTAATGCTTGTTCTAAAGTTGGAAATTCTTCCCTGTCATAGCAGGAATCAATTAAAAGCGTATATGCGCCATGCTGCAACATGGACAATCGCCCTGTTTTTTTGGCATAGTCGCCAATATTTCTTTTGTAATAGTGCATTTGACCGACCCAAAACTAGACCCTTGAGGAAACCTCGGCAGGAGGGGTCTGGACTCTTTTCAATCTGCTCATGACTTCAGATCTAGCCGTGTTTCAAACTATTATACCTTTTTTGTGTACTTTTTCAAAAATAATTTAGGATATTTAATTTTTATGGATGCGGGTATTCCCCTAGTCCTCCAATTATTTACCCTTTGTTTAGCAATACCCAATTTTTTAGCCAGTGCAGTTGTGCCACCGTATAAATGAATGAGTTCTTTGTCAAGTTCAATTTGTTTTGTATCCATATCTGAATATTAGCATAATTTTGGTAAAGTAAACAAATATTGTATTATTTTTGCACAATTTGTTTATTTCCCAAAATTACTGTGTATACTCAATCCCAGGCAAACAATCATGTTTGTCAAAACTAAGGAAACTTAAAGATGGAAACTAAATCACCAAAAGATCATCTCGATCACTATAAAGAAGGATACCAAGATGGTATTCAATCGGTCTTAACTCTTGTCAACGACTATTGTGGCAGAGACATTAAATGCCAAGCTGACTTAATTAGATTCATCAGAGGTCTACAACTTGATGCTAAATACCCAAGGAGCTAATCATGGATAAAGAAGATCAAATCGTTGTTTATTTTTGTATTTTGGTTGTTATTTTCTTTTTGGGTTATTTTACGGGGGCACAAGTATGACTGTTACTAATTCTGGAGGCAAATTAATTGCCACTGCATTTGTTAAAGCACAAAGAGAGTTCGGGCCTGCGCTCAAATCTTCCACCAATCCGCACTTTAAATCTAGATACGCTGACCTGGCTGCCTGTGTTGAGGCCGTCATTGACGCACTCAATAACAATGGCATTGGCATGATGCAAAAACTGTATGAAAACGCTACTGGAGTCAGCGTTGAGACCGTTTTCTTGCATGAATCAGGTGAAACCATTGAGTGTGGTGTTTTGCACGTTCCTGCGACCAAACACGACGCTCAAGGGTATGGGAGTGCTTTGACCTATGCTCGGAGATACAGTTTAATGGCTGCCTGTGGCATTGCACCTGAAGATGATGATGGTAACGCAGCAGTTAAACCCAAAGTCATTCCTAAGCCTGAATTTAACGAATCCGCAGCTGCTGATCTGATTAGCGCAATCGGTGAATGTACTTCACTTGAACAATTGGAGACTGCGTTTAAAGCAGCTTACAAATATTGCGTAAATAATGAAATTTATAAAGTGGCAGCGATTAAAGCTAAAGATCAAATGAAATCTAAATTAGGAGCATAACAAATGGTTGATCACGCATTTCCAGTTCCAGGCCTAGTGCAAAAAGGCTATCCAGTTACAGGTATGTCCCTTAGAGATTATTTTGCGGCTAAAGCAATGCAAGGAATGTTGTCTTGCGATAAATCTAAAGGTATGTTTGAAGACTTTGCACAATCTGCTTACAAAATGGCAGATGCAATGTTGGAGGCTAGAAAATGAAACACAAACATTATGAAGTAATCATTGCGTATGCACTTGGAAAAGAAATTCAATGTTACTCAGAGCAAACAAAAGAATGGATTGACGCATATCGACCATCATTTTTAGATCATGTTCAATATCGAGTTAAACCACCAAAACCTGATGTTGTGAAATATGTTGTTTGCAATTATCCGTTAGATGGTAAATGGTTTGAATCAAGATTACCACATTTACATGATTGCATAAAAATAACAATTGATGGTGAAACAAACAAACTTAAAGCAGCAGAGGTATATAAATTATGACAACGCAGAAATCTAAATCTTTTCATGCCCCAGATGGTTATAAAAGATTAACAATTAATTTAAGAGAAGATTTGCACAAAGAAATTAAACTGTTAGCAATTAAAGAAGATCAAACAGTAACTGACATTATTCACAAATTGTTAGAAAAAGAAATTGTTTATTCAAAGGTAAAAAAATGACAACTCAAAATGAAATAAGAGCATCAGAATCTCAGCACTGGTATGACCGACTGGGTAAACCCATGTACACCGTCATTGGTAAGAATGGGAAAGAGAGAAACACCACACTTAGAGATGCTAGACAACTCAGCCTAGTACCCTCAGTAACCACCATCCTGAATGTCGCTGCCAAGCCTGCGTTAAACGTATGGATTCAGCGCCAAGTGTTGATGGCTGCGCTAACCCTTCCAAAGAAGTCTGACGAATCTGAGGAGGAGTGGATTAACCGCATCATGGCCGATTCTAAAGAGGAGGGCAAAGAAGCTGCCAATCGGGGAACTGAGATTCATGCGTCCATCCAACGTTTTTATGATGGTGAAGGGTATGGAAATCACATGGAGCACGTTGCATCGTTCCATGATCTACTTTGCGAGAATTATGGCCGACATCACAAATGGATCGCTGAGATGTCATTTGCCAATGAACTCGGATTTGGAGGCAAAACCGATCTTCATTCAACTGATGGGCATGGAATTGTCATTGATGTTAAGACCAAAGAGTTTGACAAAGATGATAAGGTTGTTGGATATGACGAGCATTTAATGCAATTGGCTGCCTATCGTGTGGGCTTAAGACTGCCCCATGCTGAGTGCGCCAATGCGTTTGTGTCTCGATCTGTGCCAGGTCTGGTTGTCCTACATAAGTGGACTCAGGAAGATTTGGCTAAAGGCTGGGAGATGTTTAAAAACCTACTTCAATTTTGGCAGGTAAAGAATGGACACAAGTAACTTAAATTATTACGAGCTGCGACATTTGGAGTGGTATTACTTAACTCTAGCATATGACCAGTTCGAAAAACATGATGTTTTGCACTGGATGTATTTATTCAACTCGGCTCAGTTCCGACTTTTAGCAGATGATCAAGGAGGGAAAGATGTTCAATCAAATTCAAATTATAGGTAATGTGGGCAAAGACCCTGAAATTAGGGCAATGCCTTCAGGAGACCTAGTAGCCAACTTTTCTGTGGCCACATCGGAAAAGTGGAAAGACAAAGCTGGAGAGCTGCAAACCAAAACCGAATGGCATAACGTCACCGTTTACGGGAAACTTGCGGAGATTTGCGAAAAGTACCTAAAATCAGGGAAAATGGTATTTATTCAGGGTTCAGTGGTTAGCCAAAAATATACCGACAAAAATGGTATCGAAAAAAGATCAACCCACATCAAGGCTGATACGATCCGCTTGCTCGGAGGGGAAAAAACCGACACCAATAAATCTACCCAAAATAATTCAAAGCCTCCCAGTACTGGATCAGGTTTTGATGACATGGACGATTCGATCCCCTTCTAAACTTTGGAGAAAACGACATGGACGCACTAATTGACGCAGTTATTTTTGCAGTTTCTATGATGATTGCTGGAGGCATAGTCACTGGTGTATTCATGTTCATTCTTTACGTTGTTGGAATGATTGATGACTAAGTATTTTATAGTTTTAGTCCTGTCTGGGTGTTCGCTGATCAATATGGCCTCCTATGATTCGTCAGAATACGCTCTAATCAACGATTTGCGAACCCAAGCACAAACACTAGACTGCTCTAAAGAATCCCGCCAAACGCTGAATTTGACCGCTTTGCGCTTGGTTAATTTTGTGGAGTTTCAACCCGATAACCAACCCACAATCAATCTGGTTCAAGACCTGTCAAAATTGGTCAATGAACTGTATATCAGTGAAAACCCTAGTAGTGCATATTGCAAAGCAAAATTAGCACTGATTGAGAATAATGCCAAAACCATTCAAAAAGTAATTGGAAACAAACCAAGATGAACAAAGAGATTGCACTCAATAGAATTCAGGATTTTTTAGATAAATCAAGTCACCACAAATGGCCACAAATCCAAGAAGCCATTGATTTTCTTAAAAAAGACTCGACCTCTGAAGATATGAAAATGCTTGAGCAATGTTTTGTAAAAGTATTTGGGAAACGCTTTCAAGAAACACTTAAGGCAAAAAAATGAATCCTGTTGAACTTAAAGCACTGGCTGAGATGTATAAAACTCAGCATGAAGATGGTGAAATTACTGATATTGAATTTAAAGAATTGATCAAAGACTTAGACATTTCAAAAACCATCGCTAAAAACGCAGATGCCTTTGAAAAAGATCAAGAAACCAGAGATTATCTAATCAAGATTCTTGATATTGCGCTTGCTATTTACCCCTGATTCTGCCAATTCTGAGGTTGAGTTCGTAATCTTCTCGGCACTCACCGCCTGGGCAAAATCGTCCTTCAGTAAGTTTATTATTGCAGTTGAGGCAAAACCCAGTAAATTTAACTTCTTTTTGTTTTCTAACTAAGTTAAGTGAAGATTCCCTGTGGCTTTCCTCGGCCTGGTGAGCGTCATCTGCTAGATCGTTCATTTTGCTAAATCAGATAAAAATAATGCTGCTTCGGCTTGCCTTCTTTTTAAAAGACCAGCCATAACGTGACCGCCTGCTTTATCCCACTTTAAAAATTCCTCAGCTGCGCCTTCGTGATCGCCTTCGTTGACCTTCTTGAGCAGGGTTGAATTGTCCAAGTTGCGACATCCGCAATTAAAAGCAAAGTCAACCAGTGCGTCAAATTCGTCCTGTGTGACTTCAATTTTAAGTTTAGCGTTCACGTTATCAACCGCTTTTTGCACGTCCTCTAAGAGCAGTTTTTCAGCATATTCTTGGGTAATGACAAGCGTTTCAAATACGTCTTTTCCTGTGTGGCCATAACCAATCGTCCAAGGATCACCACCAGTACCAGGATCAGGGTAAGCCTCAAGCCTGCATCCTTCAAAGCGTTCAGTTAATTTGAGACCGTCTTTTGAGTATTCCATCACTTTATCTCACTTTGTTGTTTGATCCAATCCTGCAAACTAACTAATTGCTGGGTTGTTTGGGCACAATCTGCAATAGTGACTTCGTAGGAGGGTCTTGCATCAAGTTTGAGGGAGGGAGTGGAAACGCTGGGCATTGTACTGGCACTGGTACGGGCTTGACTGACGAGCAGCCCACCATAATATTGATGCAACTGAGCAATCCTAGACTCATAATTGCTCGATACAGTCTTAGTGATCTGTTGTTGTTCAGTCTTAATTTGCTCATTTTTAACCTCTTGAAGTTTGCCCTCATTGCTGACTTTATCCTGAAAAGATGAATATTCTGACTGTAGCGACTTGTACTCTAAATGCTCAAAGTACCATCCTCCAGCTGCTGAAACAATGGACACGATTAAAACAAAAACCAGTTTAATGTAAATCATTTTGTTGGAGGAGTTGTCATTGCCGTCATTTTTTCTTGTGACCGTCCAAATGAAGTTATTCCAAGAACCGCACCCATCGCCAAGTGAAAGAATCCAGCGCCTTGCAAGGTAAGTGGACTCCACTGATCATCAACCTTACCCTTACCGTAAACCTGGATCAATGACCAAAACATGGGAAAAATAATAAAATCGCAAATACAAACCGCCATATACATCCACCCCATCATTGGACGCCACCTTGCGTTCACCCATGATGAATCATCTGTCACCAAAGATGAATCGGTTACTTGGTCTGAAGTTTGGTTTATGCCTATCATGGACAATAATTTATTTACTCATTGAAAAACCATGCCCAGCCAACCAAAGATAAACTAGGCCTACAAACGCAGCAGAAAGTAAACCAGTAAAAGTCCATTTGCCAAAAGCAGCAAACTGATCATTTAGCCATTCTTTCAGAGCTTCTTTTACTGCGTCTTTTGTGATGTTTGGGTCTAAATTTGACATAATTAAATACCGATTTAAGATGAAATTGATCCAAATGACTTCCAAGTTCCAGAAGTCCCAGCAGATGTACAAACCCAGCCTATATTACCTCCTGCTGTTGGAGAAGTATTATTAACAACATCACCAACTGCCCAATAGTATGATGAAGGAATAGCTGATGCTGAAATTGTTATATTATTGGTAACACCATCACAATTTAATCTACTGTAATTGTAATATTGGGTACCTCCATAACCTTTTCTTTGACCAGCAGAATAATTTCCGTTTATATAAGTACCTGACACATTATTAAATTGTGCAGTTATTCCATCGCCAACATAAATTCCAAAAGACCCATAAGCAGAAAGCCCAATCACAGTATTGTTTGACACAATTGCATTTGATGCTTGAATACCAAAATTTCTAACTGAAGAATTAGATGTGGCAATGTTATAAATAAAATTACCAATAATTGTTGATGGATCAGCACTATAAACACCACATCCTGCAACATCTTTTATGTAATTATTTGAAATTTCAATTTGTGTTGCAGTTGTTGGACTACTGTTATAAACAAAAATACCATCTCCTTGATAGTTTGTATTTGAATATACAGTACCTTGTATTCTGTTACTGACAATTAAAGCTCTTAAAGTTACACCATTTGTCCAAATACCTGAACAATATGCGCCTTCTATAGAATTTGCATCAATAATTGCTGATTGAGCACCATTAATTAAAATACCAACACCATTGTTTGACGACCCTGCTCGAAAAATATTATTGGAAATAATTACATCTACTGCATTTTTTGCCATTACACCATTGCCCATGCAATTTTCTACAATATTAGCGTTAATAATTCCACCATCTAAATTAGTAGAGCCATTGGCTTCGCAAGATATTCCATCACCATTATTAAGATTAGAAATAATGTTTGCATCAACAACTAAATCTCTAACAATTTGATTCCAGTCAACAAACACCATGCCATGCCAACTTAATCCAGTTGACAAATGGTCAGTTCGATTGTTTGATACGATGACGTTTTGTGTTCCAGACAATTCAATAGGCGCACCAGTTGCCAATGCAACATCTGAAAAAAATGTTTCAAATCTATTATTAATAATAGTTGCTTTACTTCCGTTGTAGCTTCGGATTCCATCACCAGCAAAATTTAATAAATAACAATCTTGTACTAAATAACCAGTAAATTGAATATTTGACCAATATAAAGGATTACTAGGTGAATCAGTTGTACCCCAAGCGCCAAACACAAATATTGCGCCTTGCATATTTGCATCTGGAATTGATTGTCCTGAAATTCCAGAATTTTGACCATTAATTGTTAATCCATAAATAGAAACATTTTTTGTGGCAGTAGGTGTACTAGGTGTTGTAATAGTTGATCCACTATAAGATACAAATGCACCTGCTTGACCACCAGCAGCAGCTAACCAAGGGCCTAGTAAAATCGTAGCGCCATATCCCATGATGGTCACATTGTTAGCAAATCGTACTGTTGCATTTAAATAATATGTTCCTTGAGGAACAATAACCACACCTCCATTAGTATTTGCGCCTGCAGCATTTATTGCAGCTTGGAATGCAGCACTGCAATCTGTTGCTCCATCTGGTATTGCTCCATAATCCAAAATACTATATGGACTTCCTTGAATCATTGAATAAGAAACTTTGGTAAGAGACATTTTTTAATCCTTAAACAGAATAAAAGCCTGAAATTTGAATTGCGCCTGAAGCATTGTAAGTGACTTGTCCAGGAGTAACAGTAGTACCTCCAGTTGGACAATTTTCTAAAATAATAGTCGTACTGTTATTATTAACGTATGCACTTAAAAAAGTTCCTGAATTAAATGTAAGAGCATAAAAACTGCCTACAGATAAAGATGGATAAGTATTAGAATTTGCGCTTGTAAATGGCAAATTCCCAAAAGTTAAATATCCCGAACCTGTACCACTTACCCAATACAAATAAATTTCAATATAAACAACACGACCAATTTTTGTATATCGACCATAACGAGAATTGTATGTAACAGTTCCTGCTGTAGATGTACCTACTACAGTTGGCTGAAACGTGCCTTCTTCATACCAATTCAGCAATTGGCTGGTCATACCTGAAGCAGGAGTGTTGGCACTAAAGTTGTATCCTGTAGCAGCAGTTCCTTGAGTAACTCCACCAGTGCTTAAAGATAAACTTGCTGCACTTACTGCTCGACCAGCAGTTAAATTTGCAACTGATACTTGTTCAGTTGTTCCACTTTGAACAATTGGTAAAACCTCAGTCCCAGCAAGAGGAGTTGTCGCTGAAGTTAATCCTGATATTCTTGAGTTAGACATTTTTAGTACCTAATTGAAATAACAGAATTAATAGGCGCTGGACTTGTAAGAGTTAATGTACTTCCACTTAAAGTGTAATTTGTTGTTGGAATTTGTAAAACACCATTAATACTTACAAAAACACTATTAATATTTGATGGATTTATTGATAATGTGTAACTGACTGTACTTCCATCAGAAGTGAAATTACTTGAATTGTAAAAAACTGATGGTGAATCTACTTGTACATCCCAAATCAAATTACCGTTAACATCTTTAACTTGCTGACGATAAGAACCAGTTCCGTAAGCAATACATTGACCATTGGCATCTAAAACAATTGGGTTAGTATTTAAATTAACTCCAGCATCATCTTGGTATGTATTTTTAAACGTAGTCGTATTTGGAATGTAATAATAAACAAATCCTCCTGCCAATGGTTGACCATTAGAGTTTATGAATTGTTGTTTGCCATTGGGGAGAATACCGTATGTCATATCAATCCTTTATTGTTGTTTCATTGCAGTATTTAACATCAACATATTTAAGAGATTATTTTGCTCTCTTGTTGTTTTAGGAATTGTCCCTGCAAGTTTTCCTAAACCATATGCTGCTGCTCCAACTGCTCTAGGGCTTTGAAAAGGCAATGTCGCAGCCTCAAGAACTGCTGTTGGGTCTTGAATCAATGCACCTTTTGCAACTCCTAGTAAATTTAATATTCCTGCTCCGCCCGCCAATCCTCTTGGAGTTAAAGAACTCATTGCTTGACCAGCTAAAGCAGGCATTATTGCTTTACCACCTTCAGATTCTAATTGTTGAACAAGATCAAGTCTATGCCCATAATTAGTATTAACATTATTTCTCATTACAGATTGAAGTTTTCTGAGTTGAGTATCAACTGATGCTTTATTATTTAAACTTAAAGCGCTTTTGATTTCATTTATAGCTTCAGAACCTTCATGATAATTTTTCATAACTTCTGAATAAGTAGGAGCTTGTTTGCTAATATCTTCTTTTACTGCGTTATACACTTTATTAACAACTGCTCTACTTTGTTTTTCCTCAAAAGGTATTTTTTCTGTAATGTTATATATTTTTTGTTTTAAGGCATCAAATCCTTCAGGAGTATGAAAATCAGTAGGATTAAGTTTTTTCCAATCTGTTACTGCATTTTTAATTTTAGATAAAGTATCAGCAGCTGCTTCATTAAGAGTTTGCCCTTTAAAACTTGTTAAAGGTTCAGCATCCTGAATTGCTTTATCTATGTTATTAAAATTCAATACTGTTTTATCATTTTTAGTATCAATCATGCCTGTTTTATAAGCATTTGATAATTTAGATTGCATTGTTTTAAGATTAGACAAAGCAGAATCTAAAACTTCTGTTTTATCAACTTTTCCAGTTAAATTTTCCCAAAATTCTGGTATTTTATTAACACCAGATAAATATGCTTGTTTAATTGCTTCTGAACCGACACCAGTAGGCCAATTAAGCATTTCAGCAATTAAATTACCACCCTTTTCAGCTGCTTTAGATAATCCAGTTGAAACAATAGGAGCAGCAGAACCAGCTATTGCTCCAAGTCCAATTTGTTCTGCTTTTTGAGGTAAATATTCATTTTGATTTGTAACTGGTTGAGATGCACCATATCCTGCACCAACCGCTGCGCCTCCAGTAGCTTTTCCTAATAAACTTGCCAATCCAATTAATTTTGGATTTTGACTAAATTGAGCTGCTAATTCAGAACCTTTAGCGCCTAAAGATTCCATTAATCCACCACCACCTGTCATTAAAGCTGGAATAACTTGACCAATTCCTGCTCCTGCAATTGAAGCTAAATTTGTTGGAGTATTTTGTTGGTAAACATTTTCCCAATTGGCAATTTGTTGATTTTTATTTTGAGTTTGAGTATTTAAATTTTGTGCAATATCTGTATTAGGACTTATTTTTTGCACCAATTCATTTAATAAATTTTGTTTTGTTTGAGACAATCCAATCATGGGAGATGCAATATTATGACCAATAGCATTAATTAAATCCATTGGATTACCAACAAAACCATTTGATTCTGCTTTTATTTCAGGAGTTGAAACATTAGATTTGATATTTTCATTTTGTTTAGGCAAAAATGAATTAATAATATCTTCATCTGAAGTGCTATTTTTTAATTCAACATTTGAAAAATTTGATAACGGAGTATTTGAAACTTTATTATCTGAATGTAAAAAAGAAGATAATATTTGATCTTCCTCATTACCATGAGGTTGATTTAAATTAGCAAATACTTTTGCAACATGAGCTTCTGTTTTTGGGCCCCAATTGGATTTATCAGTTCCTCCATGATAAGCTCTAATAGCATCTTGAGGATTTCCATATCTATCTAAATTTTCTGCTAATAATTTAGCAATTGCTGGAATAGATTCATTTGGATCTTTTGGATTTTTTAATTTAAGACTAATTGCAGTTGAAGGAATAAATTGTCCTAATCCTTCCGCTTTGCCTTGTTTAGTTTCTTCACCAACTGCATTAGTGTTTCCACTAGATTCAGTTTTAATTACTGCTTTTATTAAAGCAGGATCAACATTATTATTTTTTGCAGCTAATTCAATTAAATCAGAATAATCATTCATATTATTCTCCAGCTTTAATTAAACCTGATTGAACCATTTCAGCAAGATTTTTCTTAAATTGTTGATATTTAGGAGAATCATTTAATGATTTATCTTTTTCTTTTAGCCTAGACAAAAATTCAGTTCTTTGTTCTGGTTTCATTGCACTAAAAACAAATGGTTCAACAGATAACTTATCATTGAAATTAGATTCCCATTGAGGAAATTTATCTGCTGTAATACCTGAATTTTGAAACGCTTTATTTTTGGCAGCAAGAATTTTTTCAATTGCTTTTGTCTTTGTAATAATATCTTGATTTGCCATTTTTGAAATATCAGGATTTGCATTTCCAGTTATAGAAGCATTTAAACGACTATCTGTTCCTGTGCCCATAGTAGAAGATTGCATATTTGCATAATTAGTCAAAATTTTCTTTAATTCATCATATGATGCAACTTCTTTATCGGCTCCAATTTGTTTAGCAACATCTGGAGAAAGTGCTCCCATTGCTGATTTAACTTTGTTTCTCCAATCAGTGCCAGGCCCTGTTTGTACATTTGGATTAGCCAACAAATCTTGAGCTTGATTTAGCCAACTTAATCTTACTGGGACATCTCCTGCACGTTTACTTAAATCACTTACTTGATTAGCTGCATTTGTTCCAGCAGTTGTCATTGCAGCAGATTGACTTGGTGAAATTCCTGTTACAACTCCACCAAGTTCACCTATTTGTCCTTGTCCAGTTTGTTGTCCAGTATAGCGTCCTGTGTATCCTTGATTTCCTGTTGTATTTTCTTGATTTCCTGTTGTGCTTTGTTTGCTATTGATAGCATTAAGAAACTTTTCAGTTGTTGTTGTTATTGTTTTACCTTCAGCATCTTTATATTCAACTGGACGAGCCAAATCAGCAGGAGTCAATGTATTTGTAATGCTTCCTACAATTGTTGCTTTTCCTGTTTTCTTATCAATGTTTAAAATATTAGTTGCACCACCTGAACTTATAGCCATCACTTGTGGAATTAATAATTCCAATTGTTTATCATTAGACAATGTTTGAGCATAATGATGATTTAAAAATTCAGGCATTTTTTCATTAGTTTCTGGCAAATCAAGCATATGTAATTTAGCTTGATCAAGAGTAAAAACTTTATTAGCAACTAATCTGCCCATTTCAGTTGCATAATCATCTTTGGTTACTTTTTCGCCTTTATTGACTCGATCAATTAAACCACCAAGCATTTGATTTGCTTGAGTATTTTGATTTGTTACATTTTGTATTTGAGAATTTAACGCTTGATTTTTAGCGTTTTCCATTTGATAAACCTGATTCATTATTGTTGGCAAGTTATAAGCCGATGCAGGATTATTTGATAATGCTTGTATTAATCCAGGCAAATTCAAATTACCTTGTTGATCAATATTGCCTTGAATAGCAGAAGATGCAGCTTGATTTGCTTGCATTTGTTGTTGAGATTGTTGAATTGCAAGTTTGTTTTTTTGCAAATTCATCAAAGTGTTAGCAGTATCTGCAATGCCTGCAAAATTAGGCAATGTTTGCTTTGTAGGTATGATTGAAACGTCTAATGGCATGATTGTGTCCTTATCCTGGAGCGAAAGCAGCTAAAGCAGATGAACCACCAGCTGCTGCGCCACCACCTTGAAGTTGTTGCAATGCTGCTGCCAGTTGTCCAGCCTGTCCACCAGATGCTAATGAATAAATGCCTGCTGCACCTGTGCCAAGACCTAACAATGAACTGAGAGCATTTGAAGTCACATTACCTTGAGCAATCTGACCCGCTGCCGTTGCGCTTGCACCTGAAGTTAAATTGCTACCCACCGCAGTTGCAGTGTTCATTCCCGCCTGACCAACTCCAGCAGCTGCGTTCTGACCCAAATTCAGCAAATTAGATAACTGACTTGCATTGGTCTGATAAGTTTGCAGTGCATTTTGATATTGTTGGTTATAGGTACTTTGAGCAAGTCCAGTTGCATAGTTAGCCAATGCCTTAGCCTGTGCGCCTGAAGCGTTTTGACCAGTAGCCGACGCTGCGTTATTAACCGCATTTAACCCTTGTTGGAGGGTAAATTGATAACCTGGTGTTTGGGCTAAATTGGATGGATTAAACTGAAAACCCTGACCTGATACACCTGTCAACTGTCCATTTGACCCATATTGACCTTGATAACCCAAAGAACTGAGTAACTGAGGCAAAACTGACGTACCAATCGCCATGTACGGGGAAAGATTAGCCTGAGTCGTGTTAAACGCTTGTTGTTGAAGTTGAGCAGCGTAATTAGCAGCATTAGCTTCGGTTTGAGCAGCTGCTTGAGATGCTTGGGCTTGTTGATTTGCGCCTGTTAAACTTCCAAGCACACTACCAATTGCATTTGTAATAAAAGACATTATTCTCTCCCCATCATTACCATTGCTCGGTCAATGCCGTCACGTTGGTAAGCCTTACTAATTCGCCCTTCCTCCCTAAAACCGCATCTTTTAGCCAATTTTAGCGCAGGGACGTTCCAATCACCAATAGTTCCAAGGAACTTTTTCACACCTTTTTGCCTCATTTTTTCAAGGCAATCTAAAAAGAAAGAATCCACTTCTTTAGCGCCTTTCAACATACAAATATGCACCTCATACATAGTCGGAGTGGATGGTCTAAACATCACAAATCCATGCTTATTTGTATAGTAAATTTCCCCTTCTTTATATCCAAAATTCTCTCTATTAATTCCGTCAACTCTGACCCATTTCCAAACTCTAGGGTCTTGCATTACAAAAGTTACAAATTGCTTCATATCAACAAAATATTATTAGGTATGTATCCAAAAATAACCCAATTTGTACCATTAGATACAAGAGTGCAAACATCACCAGCAGTTGCGTTCAAAATTGCAGTTTCAGCCGATCCACCTCCGACTGGGACAACATTGCTTGATGCAGAAACAACCGTTTGAGCTTGATAATTCTGAAGTTTTAAAACTCGCCCACTGTAACTTGATGCAGTTGGCAAAGTAATCGTACTTGATCCACTGCTGTAATTATTGATAATCCAATAATCAGTTGATAAAACTGTGTAAGCGCTTGTTGTGTAAGTAGAGGGTGCAACATTAGGTTGATATGCCAATGATGGAATATCTGCAGAAACTAATGCTCTAAATGTTGGCGCTGCTGCCGATCCGCTACTTGGGCCTGCAAATACATAATTAGCCGTTTCGTTGGCTAAAGTGGCCGTCAATGTACCGCTTGATGTAACTGGAGACCCTGTGACATTAAATATGGATGGTAATGACAATCCTACTGAAGTTACCGTAGCAGTTCCAGCAGGAGTTCCCCAAACAAATGAAGTGCCATTCCATCCTAAATATGTTGATGCAGTTGTTGGAGCAGTAACAAAAGATGTTGCACTTGAACCAGTGTTGTAGACAAGTTCATTAGCTGCGCCTCCTGCAACATTGGTTGCATTAGTTGCAGTTCCAACAGTTAATGAAGATGGTGCAACCCAAGTCGGAGCAGTAACTGTTCCTAAAGTCATTAAAAGACTGCCTGAAGTCCCTGCTGACAAATAAGAAGTATTGCCTGCACTTGTCTGGTAAACCAATGAATAAGTCGATCCACCTGACAAATTGGTTGCAGTAGAAGCATTACCTGTTAAAGCGCCTACAAAACTTGTTGATGTAACACTTGTCAATCCAGCTAAAGTTGTAGAAGATGCGCCTAAATTTATTGCAGTAGTTCCAACTGTAATTGAACTGTTTGCTAATTGAGCATTTGTGACTGTACCACTCAACACACTTGTTGGAATCGTTGTGGATGCCGTAACCGCACTTGAACCATTGGCATACATATAACCAGTTAAACCAGTTACTGTAATGTTAGAAAAAGCCTCAGAACTTGATCCGTTGATCTTTTCCCATGCGTTTGTAGTGCCGTTGAAAATAACCCAATCGCCAACTGACCATAGTGAAATTCCGTTCAAAGTGGTCGTTCCTGCCACTGAAACAACATAATAATTGTTGTTAGTACCTGAACTTGATGTCAGAGTCGGACTATTTGTTGAAGCGTTCCAAGTCCCCTGATAAGCAGGAGAATTCAACGGATTAGTCGTGATTGATGTAATCTGACCTTGAGCATTAACCGTCAAACTAGGAATTGCAGTTGCAGTTCCATAAGTACCCGCAGTTACTCCACTATTTGAAAGTGCAATTGTGACTGCGCTTGATCCGTTGTATGAACTACCTGAAAGTCCTGTCCCAATGGTTAAAGCATAAGGAGCTACCGCAGTTACAGTCGTTGAACCACCTAAACTGACTGAATTTCCGTTAATAGTGATTGAACTATTGGCCAAATATCCGTTTGCAATGGGCGTTGCGTTCCATGTTCCAGTAGTCACCGTTCCAAGCGTTGTGACGCTTGTTGAACCTGCTGTTGGTGCATATGGAAGACTAGGAATATCCGCTGCTACCAATGCTCTGAAAGTCGGTGCTCCAGCACTCCCATTAGGAGCAGCAAACACATAATTGGCAGTCTCAGATGCCAAAGTTGCAGTAAGTGTGCCTGACCCTGTTACTGGTGAACCTGAAACTGTAAATATGCTTGGTAAAGATAATCCAACACTTGTGACCGTACCACCTGAACCTGTCGCAGATAAAGTTCCACTACTGAAAGTAATTCCTGAACCAATTGTTACACTTGAAAATCCACCAGATCCATTTCCGTAAAGAATGGACGTTCCTGAAGTTAAAGGAGCATAACTTAGTGCAGGAATATCCCCTGCAACAAGTGCCCTAAATGTAGGAGCAGCTGCGCTACCACTGGATGGCCCTGCATAGACATAATGAGCAGTTTCAGTTGTTCCAGGATTAAACGGAGTGTATCCAAGTGCGCCTGTCACATCACTTGAGAGCAAAGTAACTGCGCCTGTCCTGGTATTAAAAGAATCCACACCACCAGTAGACTGAACTGTGTATTTAATGTTTCCTGAATCAGAAACAACTTGCCAACCACTGCCATGAGTGAATGTTAATTTGTCTCCAATGGACAATTCCACATAAATAATCTGATATGGTGTGCTTGTGTCCACCATTTCAATCGTCACAAATGCTGCTGCCGTATCGGTATTAAGTACGGAAAGCATATCAATATCCCTGACCGCACCTGAAGCTGGAGCAGAGCAAATCGTCACCGCAGTTGTTCCGTTTGAATTGGATAACTGAGTCGCACCGTTATAAGTGGATACAGTTTGATCAGAATAACAAACAACAATTTGCAATGGGTTAGTCGTAGTCGCTGACCCTAAGAAAAGCTGCAATGATCTGTTAACTGTATCAAGTCTAATCATAATTATCCATGCCTCGCAGCATAAGCATAAGCAGTCGGAGATGTTCCGCCTCCACCAGTTGCGCTTAAAGTACCACCAGAAAAATTCAAATTTGCGCCAATAGTCACATTACTAAATCCGCCTGCACCATTTCCATAAAGTATGGAATTTCCTGAAGTTGGAGGAGCGTAATCAGTACCTGAAACCGCTTCTTCAAGAGCAGTTCCATTACCTTTAACCATGCCTGTAACAGTCGTTTCAAGCGTGACTTGAGGAGTTGTTCCAGATGTAATCGTGCCATTAAACCCGTTTGCATCTTCAATTGTGATTTGTGTAATTGCACTATTGGAAATTTGAGCTAAGTTAAGATTTGGGATTGTCTGACCACCAGTTCTCTCAAATAGTTGAATCAAAAACAATAACCAAGTCTGACTCACCGTTCCGTTTGGATTAAGAAACGGAATATTAAGTGAAGGAGTGCTTGCAGATAAATACTGTTGACTCATTTGTGATTAGGCATTGCATCAACAAATGCCCCCGATAAAGCAGTTTTTACCGCATCTGACCATTGAATTTG